TCACATTCACTAGTGCTGATTGGTTTGAGCCACTCGTCATGTTCGTGATGGTGGCATTTACTACAAACACCATGTCTCCTGTATCCCTTCTGAAGAAAGCATCACCTGCCGCTAGAGAGAGTGTACCTCCACCACTGAAGGTTATCGACCTGTTACTACCACTGCTTCCTATGGTGACTGAGGGATTCTGTGTGTTGTTGAAAGTAGTATCCAGTTGTGTGAATATCTGATAGCCTGAGATATCAACAAGAGAATCGGATGGAGAGGGCAATGAGTCGGGGTCAACCGGGTTGAAGTGCCAGTCGAATGTTGCCTCTATGAGTCTCGCTATTCCAAATCTCTTAATCTGATTCGTGGTCTTGTTTGCAGATTTGATGCTAACTCTCTCAAAGTTATTGTCCCTCTTATCTGCCATCAACGTCTTTCCTGTGTATCCTGAATGAGATACCTGAGTGGATGACTTCGACCCTTCTGCCTCCACTAGACAAGCAAAGTCCTCAAAGTTCAATGTTGAGTTTCCAATATTGTTGTATCTCAATTTGGAGTATGGAAACAGGTCTCCCGTAACAAGCAACTCGTAGTTCTGTGCTTTTGGAGCGTGGTATTTTATCTTGCCAATGTCTTCCTTCCTAGCACTGTTGTCTGCTACTGCTCCCTCTCTGTTCACTATATGCTTCGGTAGTTTACTTCCTGTTGCTAGACCTGCAAAGACACTGCCAGTAGAGTATCTCAATACATAGTCATCATCAATCATATTGCTTCCCAACACAGGAGTAGTGCTTGTAGAGTAGGCAGGTTTGGAAAAGTCATAGTCTGTGTATGTTATAGTGCTGCCACTAGTTCCTAGAACAGCAACCTGCTCACCTATTCCCTGCGTAGAAGTCAAATCAGTGACTACTCCGTTTCCCTTTATCGGATATGCAACTGAGTATCCTGTTATCGCTTGAGGGAAATCAGCATTGGTGTATATTCCAGCATCCGATTTGGTTAACGCACCTTCACTCAACTTCTGCAAGTCCCAATACCTGTATGTCTCTCTAGGAGTATAGATATCGTCTAATCCTATGAGGTCTAAAGTGCCTGTACTGCCAGTCTGTGTATCTGCTCTATGAATGAACCCACCTGAATTCACATTGTTGTTAACCAAGTAGAGTGAGCGTACATTTGTCCTACTCTCGCTTGTATTGTCTTCTAGTCTTCCCATTACAATAGGACAAATAGGGGCTAT